TTCAAGGTGGAGATCCATTTACTGAAGCTGACAATCCTCCTGTTGACCCTATACAAGAAGCTGTTACTGAGTCAATAATTACAGGCCGTCCTGATGCTGACTACCTAAACACTGTAACCCCCGATGACTTATCTGTAGAAGGCTCTCCTATGGGTGGGCCGCAAGTTGGCGATCCATTGTCTCATACAGGGGCTAGAAATGTAGCAGGTGGTATAGGGGCTATAGCTGGTTTACCGGCTATAGGTGCTGGCGGTGGTAGAGCATTAATACAAGCGTTATTGCCTAGAATCAGAGCCATGCTTGGTATGAGAACTCCTGCACCTGTTAGCAGACAACTTCAATATACTGGTCCTAATATACCAACTAACATGTCCCTAGTACCAAGAGGTGCTCAATTTGGTGCGGGTGGTGGAACTAAGCCGGGGCTAACTGCTGCTGGAACGATTGGCGCTGCTGCTGGGGGTAATGCTATTGTTGATGCATTAACTCAGCGCGACAGAGATGCATTGAACACACAGGTTCAGTAGTGTTAGTCCAAGGAACAGAGCCTTTAGTACTAGCTGATGGTACTAAGATTAATCCTGTAGACGGCCACGTTGTTACAGATGAAATCTTAGTAGAAGTTCCTAATACTGAGGAAATTAAACGGGAGATCGTTGCTTCTCGTAAGAGGATTAGTGATCTTCCCGTTCCTCCTTCTCAGATGAATACCATTAGTGTTATCATATCGTATTCTTTGTTCGGAATTACGGATGAAGATATCTCAAACACGTTGCTTATCCCTCTTAAACAACTACAGGAAATTAAGGCGTCAGACGCCTACTCGGGGCTACAACAACAGTTGCTCAAGAACATTATCGAAAGCGACATGTCAGATGTACGAGGACTGTTTGTACAAAAATCTCGTAAGGCCGCGAATACTATGTTTGACTTGTTAGATAGTGATAGTGAGTCTACAAGAGGAGTTGCCGCTAAGGACGTTCTAGATCGTGCTGGTCAACGTCCTGTTGATGTTGTAGAACACAGACATAAGATGGAAGGTGGACTTACTATTGAATATGTAGAGAAGAAAGACGACATACCAACAATTGACGTAGACTTCTAGATGGAGAATTAATATGGCTGTAGTAGTAGAAGCAAGTGGAAATGGAATCGGTAAAGGAGGTTCTGGGCCAGAAAACAAACTTAGCAGTGTCAACCGTGGTGCTTCCACTGTTATTTCTAATCTGGTTCCTGCCTACATTGGTGAGATTGCCCACGACGTAGCTAGTGATACTAACTATGTTGGTAAACGTGTTGACGGTGACTTTAATACTGATGCACTTACCAATGCAGATTGGGTTGCCATTTAGTAACAAAAGCTTTTTACGTAATGGCTACGTTCAAAATACAAAAAGACAGCTTGCAAGATAGATTCTTGCAGTCTAGAGCCAAGGTTCAACTCTTTGGTGGAGGGTTCGCCAATGGGAAGACCTCTGGTGCATGTATCAAAGCATGTCAACTTGCAAAGGACTATCCAGGGTCAAACGGCCTTATGGCTAGGTCAACGTATCCAAAACTTAATGATACACTTAGAAAAGAGTTTATAAAGTGGTGCCCAACTGATTGGATTGAAAGTTTCCCTAAAAGTGCCAATGCCAGTAACACTTGTACATTAAAGAATGGTACAACTATCAACTTTCGATACATCGCACAGCAAGGCAAGTTAGGCAACGAAGCTACAACGTCTAACTTGTTGTCTGCTACTTATGACTGGATCATCGTTGACCAGATGGAAGATCCAGAGATTGTACATAAAGACTTTCTTGATCTATTAGGAAGACTCAGAGGAATGACTCGCTACGAAGGTACAGATGATACTATGCCTGATAGCGGCCCTCGTATTTTCGTTCTTACTTGCAATCCTACTAGGAATTGGGTATACCGTGAACTAGTTAAGCCATTACATGATCTAAAGTCAGGGGCTATTAATGACAGGCTATTATGCAAAACGAACAGTGAAGGACATATACTTCGCGGTGACGATGGGCTACCTGTACCTATTATCGAATTGTTTGAAGGATCTACTTACGAAAATAAAGACAACCTAGAAGCAGACTTTATCCAGACTCTAGAATCTTCTTATAAAGGGCAGATGCGGTCAAGGTTTCTCATGGGGGAATGGGCCTCGTATGAAGGTCTGGTATATCCAGCCTTCAACGAGAGCTTACATGTTATGACCCATCACAGCATCCATAACTACTACAAGCAACTACAAGTAAAGGCTTCTGGCATTACCTACCTAGAAGGCTACGACTATGGACTGGCTGTTCCCTTCTGCTATCTCCTTGGCTTTGTTGATAACTACGGTAATGTATTTCTTATGGATGGGGCTTACCAAAGAGAAGTTCCCCTTGACGATCACATTGATTCTATCAAGTCTATTCGCGCTAAGTATGATGTTGATCCTTCTAACATGATCCTTGCCGATCCTGACATCTTCAGACGCAAGAGTGCTGGTAAGAAGCTAGTTGGGAAAGCTATAAGTGACATGTTCCTAGAGGAAGGAATCATAGCCACAAGAGGTAACAACGATATCTCCAATGGCATCATCAAAGTCAACCAGTACTTACTGCCCCAACGTAACCACCAAAATCCCATCACCGGAGAATACAACTCTCCATATCTATATGTATCTGACGAACTTGAGTGGTGGATCAATGAGATTTCGGATTACTACTGGCAGAAGAACCCAATGGGTGAGCAATTAGATAAGCCAGTAGATAAAGACGACCATGCTATGGATACTACTAAGTACATGTTGTCTCATCGTCCTAATGTCTCTAAGTTGATGATCAAGCAAGATCCAAAGAAAGTTGGATGGTATCAATGGGGAGAACGTGACGTTAATGAAGAGCGTCGGAGTGTAAGATATGGCTAGTGGTGATGCTCTTAAAAAGGCAATAGTAGAGGCAATTAGATTTGCTGAAAAGAACTTTCCAGGGGAAAAGGGATTTGACGCTGCTGAAATTGCTGCTAGACGAGCAGAAGTATTTGGACCTGTGCCTGATCCTAGGACTGGTGGTCCTGCTGCTGCAAGACGAGCTGCTAATCCTCCTGGAGGCGATGTAACTTCTGCTACCAGTGATGTTCTTACAGGTGCCCAACCAACAAAGCCAGCTAGAATTGTAGGTGAACCAGAATCTGGTCCTGGTCCTAACACGCTATCTGAAAGCCTAGGAACCAAGTTTGATATAGAAGAAGAAGGTGTTCGACCTAAGAAGTTTCTTGACTTATTAGAAGATGAAATGGACAAGCTATCTAAATCTTCTTCAGCCTCAGCCGATGAGCTTGAAGCCGTGGCGATAGAAAATGTAGAAAAGGTTATTGATGCTGGACGACCTAAACGTAAGTTTAAAACTGTACGAGAACGTAGAAAAGTCCAAGAAGGAAGAAAAGCAGCGATAAGACGGGGGGAGCAGAAATATATACCGAAAGGCAATCCAGAAAAAATTGATAAGCCTCCACTTGCTTTCGGTGAAGCTGAGTTTGGCACTCCTGGTGAAATTACAGATCTTATAGATGAGGCTATAGGGCCAAGAGACCTAGTTAACGTAGGAGTTAAGAAAAGGTATGGCTCCATTGAGGAAGAAGGAGCAAAAGAGACATTAGATAACTTGTTTGGAGCGGAAGAATCTAGACTGATACAGAATATCAAGGATAAGCTAGCGGCAGAAAACATTAAACGTAGCCGTGTGCCTACTGAACGTGATCGTGCTGAAGTCTTAAACAAAGCTAGAGATGAGGTAAGACTCAAAGAAGTAGACCAAATGGCTAAACGAGTCTTCGACCAGATTGAAGACTTAGAGCGTACTCTTATCATGCCCAAAGGTACGTCTGAAGCTGATATAACTAGTTCTGGTATCCGTGGAGCTAACCAACGTCTTAAAAACTTTAAGAAGGAAGCAGCACAAGCAGCAGCAAGAGCTAGAGAGTCTGGTGACGTTAGTGAGCTAACAGCACTTGAAGACAGATTAACTGCCAACTTATCTAAGCCTAGAAATGAAGTTAGTGAGTTGATGAAGACACTGATCTTACGAGAAGCTGCCAATCGTAAGACCAATCAACCCCGTAGTACCACACAACTCAAGAAACGTATTAAAGAGTTAGGTGGCACTAAAGAACAACTCAATGCCTTGCAGAAGGTAATGCGAGACAGATTATTGAATACTGGAAGAAAGAGCCAAGGCATCCAACCTAGTAATGTAGAGCAAGTTACCATTAATGCTATTAAAGGAATTAACTAATGGCTGAAGAACAAATCCCCGAAGACGTTGATGCTAACATCGACGCTTCTCTCGGTGACGACAAACCAGTTAGAAGGCGTAGAAAGAGAGAACCTGCTTATCGTGTAGTAGGAGACAGCAAGATACCTGTCTCTAAAGCTACTGGTAAGATGTGGAAGTCTCGTGTTTCACAAGCCAAGTCTCATACTGAGGACGTTAGAGAGGCTTGGTCTGAAGCTATTCGTTACTTTGAGAACGATCAACTGGAACATCGTGTAAGACAACAGTTCGCCTCTGGGAATACTCTAGGCAACCAGAAGCTCAACTCTAATATTACAGAAACAGAGAATGTCGTCTTTGCAAACGTCACTACTATGGTTCCAGCCCTCTACTCCAGAAATCCTGAAGCAGAGTTCACCTCCAATGTAGAGAGTAAGAAAAGACTAGCTACAATCACAGAGCGCCTTGTTAATGTCCTTGGTGGACGTAAAGCATCCCCAGGAATCAACCTCAAGCCGAAAGCAAAGAGGAGTGTTGTTACCTGCTTACTTACTAATAGAGCTTGGATTAAGATTGGTTGGACGGCAAAGCAAGAATCTAGTGAACAGGCATTGGAAGACTTAGCCAAACTAGCCAAGCAACTAGAGAAAGCCAAGGATACTAAGAAGATCATCGAAGTTGAAGGTAAGATACAGGCCCTTGAGGAAAGCATTGATATTTTACAGCCTTCTGGTCCCTTTGCCAATGTTAAATCTCCATTTGAGATCCATGTGGACCCTAATGCTAAGGAAATAGATTTATCTGATGCTAATTGGCTAATTGAAGAAGACATTCTGCCTACTGAGTTTATTCTTGCCAAATACGCAAAGCGTAAGGGCAAATCGAATGAGTTTCGCTCTATCTATGCACCTACTCATATTATGAAGGTGTCATTAGGCGAACAGAACGATGATGATAACAACAGTGCAGATAACTTTAGTATCTTTGAAGAAGGCAAGGACACAGCGAAGTCGTTTGGCTTTAATGATGAGATAGCATTTGAAAAAGCCAAGATGACCAAAGTGTTTAAGGTGTATGATAAGGTTACTCGTAGAGTTCTCATGTTCAACTCTAAAGATTGGACATGGCCGATATGGGTTTGGGATGATCCTGATCGTCTTGACACCTTCTATCCGTTCTATCCACTAACCTTCTTTGAGTCTCCTAATGGACCTCTTACCAAAGGAGAGGTTTCTTATTATCTAGATCAGCAAGACGCAATCAATGAGATAACAGACGAGACACGTAGGGCTAGGCGGTGGGGTAGGCGTAACATCTTCTATAATAGCAATGTGCTGTCGCAGGAAGATGCTACTATAGTGTTGAACGGTGATGATGGGACGGCTAGGGGGTTGAATGTCCCTGTTGAGACAAAATTGTCTGACGTTATCGGTTCCATTCCCCCACCGTCTATTCAATTTGACAAACTATTCGACAAGGAAAACTATTATAGAGCAATCGACCGTATCTCGTCTGTTGGTACAGTCTTGAGAGGAGAACAATTTAAGACTAATACTAACCAAGCTGCTGTACAAGCTAACTCACAAGCAGCTAATATGCGAGTAGACGAGAAAGGCGATCAGATTGAGGATTGGATTGGCGCTATTTATTGGGGCATTGCTCAACTCTGCCTACAATATATGCCAGTAGAACAGGTAGTAGAACTGGTTGGTGAGGAAGCCCAAGAGGTTTGGGAGAACCTATCGCCTGAAGAAATTAGCAGTCTTTCGCTTATTGTGCTTGGT